GGAAAAGTACTTTTTTATTTACCCCTTCTTGCATATAAGTTCTTTCGACCTCCTCAATAGATAAGTGTAAGTATGGTTCTACTTGTGATTTTAAAACTTCTATATGCCTTAATTCGGGTATATTCTTATACTTTGAAGTTATCCACTCGTTAAGCATTCTGTCAAGTATAACAGAAGGAGCGCCTTTTCCCCTTGCTTCATTGTACTTCTCAATTAAAACGTCCGGGCCTTCTATAATAAATCTACGCCCATATGACCTAAAATATAAATCCTTTGGGTTTTCATCATTTGAAGTCTTATTTATTAATCTAATAACAAAATCAACCATTAAATTATGAACGCTTTGAGAGAAATCACTAAACACATGTAATTTGTTTTGCAACGGTTGGGTATCAATCCAACGCCCTGTCGCTGTTTCATTTCCTGACCGATTAGTTTTCTGAGTTCCCCACATTGTATATTCAATAAGTTCCTCCAAGTCCGCACCAGATTCAGACATCCATTTTAGAGTTTCCAAATCAGGCGAAATATAACCACCAACATCAGGAGCAACTTTCACATCATATTCTTTATCTTCAGGAACAGGTAATATAATTTCATCAGTTACATCGGGTTTTAAGGATTGACCCATGATGTTTGATTTATCAGATTCATCTGCCCCATCTTCACCCCCTCCACGCCTTGCAGCATCAAAGTTGGCATAAATCCAATGCTTAGGAAATCCTTGTAAAAACTCATATAAAGTCTTGATTGAACGGTCACGCGCGTATTTCTTAGCTAATTCTTCAATGAAATATAACCATGATAAACGTGTGTTTGTTCCCACCTCCTCAACATCTGAAAGTATAACCGCTGGTACAATTTCGAAATCATTTTTCTTTAAATCTTCTTCAAATATAACGTAACCACCACTTCCACTTGTAACTATCACATCAACATCTTTATCAACGTAACGATAGCTAATAAATGAATCCCCAGGTTTTTGAGGTTGCTTAAATACAACCCAGTCAACTAGCATACCGTTAGAATGATAGGATTGAATATCCTGTATAGATTTATAAGTAGGATAAACTTTCTTTAATTGTCCGTTTTCTTGGATGTATTCCATGAAAATCAAACCATTTGGATCAACGTCTGAGAACTTAAATAAATACTTCGATAAATATTCGTCTATTGATTTACCGCCCTTGAAATCTTCTAGTATTTCTGTTAATTCTTTTTTTGTTGCTTTAGGTAGTTTCTCTGAGAATATCTCTGAATCACCATCAGCAGAGAACACATTTTGTCTTGGCTCCATAACTCTATGGAATAAATCCCGAACATCAATTGAATATTTTTTACGTGCTGTTTTTCTTGATTCGCTCTCAATCTTCTCAATTTGATTTATAAGTAGCTCATGATAACCTTTGCCATAAACTAAAGCGTTAAGGTGTTTGTTCTTTAAACGAGCGTCGACAACCCAAGGCTTTAAATGTACGCTATCTTTAACTATTTGGATTATTTCAGCTTCTGTCTTCATATTACAAATTTAAGCAAATTTATTAAATTATTGTATTCTAAAGACCTTTCGGGTTTTAATTAGCTTTTTTCTACGCTCAAAACGTGTTAATTTTTTCCAATTAGGTTGCTTTTGAAGCATCTTAATTGATTGCTCGTAAGCGTTGTTTCTTTCTTTCTGTGTTAATTCTGTCATTTTTTTATACTTTTTCTAATAAAATCCCATGCAATGTAGCGCCAACTATCCATAAGGTCAGAGTAGTAGTGCTTAATACCAACCCCAATATTAACCCCTTCTTCAATTACGCCAGCTTTTTTGTCATGATATTTATAATTATTAAATGAATCAATTAAATCTTTACTATCTGGATCAATAACTAAACGCCACGAAGATAAAACTTTAATTTGGTCTTTTTTATCTTTTTTTGTTGCTCGTTTTATGTTAACTCCCTTTTGCCAATATTGACGAATTAAGCGACGTCCTGAAGTATCTGCAACTATTAAATTATCAAAACCACACCTATCAACTAACACATCATAAAGCTGGTCTGAATTTGTATTGCTTTTGAAGTATTCCTGTTTAATGTAAATCGTTTTAGTTTTAAAATCAACCGCTACTTTTGTGAGTGCATCAGGATCATTTGAGCCAAAATCTAAACCAAAACCTACCGCACCAACTTCTTTAAACTTACTTAGCTCCCAATATTCATAAACTACATTGTCAGCTTTCCTTTTAAAACTGCCCAGAATAGTATAGCGATACTCATCAGCATCACGTTTAATTTTTGTTTCAACTAATTCTTTTTCATTTGGAGTTAAAGACTCATAATACTCATAAGATTTACGTAACGCTTCATATTCGTTCCAATTGTGTTCTGCCATGTTTTCACGGCCATTGTCTAGGTAGGTTGTATGTACGTATAAGACACCATTAATGATACCGTTAAAACCATTAGGGACATTTATATAAAATTTAGGAAATATCCAGTGCGTTGTTGTTGGAGGATTAAATGCTATAATTGAAAGACATTGAACGTCTGAACGTCTTAACGAACGCTTTACCTTATTCCACTCTGCAAAAGTTGGTAACTCTTCACCTTCATCAGTTGAGAATATTGAGTATCCTTCCAATGATTTAAGTTTGGCTGTTTGGTCTCCAGAACTTGTTTTTTGACCTGTTACATCAATTCTACCCTCATTGTGTTTACATACATATTCGTTGTTCTTGTAATTGAAGAATGAATCGTAATTTAATAACTCTATACGTTCTTCCAATGCTTTATTTATACTCATATCAGTAGAGGACATTGTATAACGAGTTGATAAAACGCAATGATTATGATTTACTGCAGCCGTAATTTCAGCTATTGATTTAGTGTATGACTTTCCTGAATCCCGACCACCTGACATCAGTATAGTGTGTACTTTTGATAATTCTTTGAAGTATTTATATTCTTTGTCTTTAGGTTTCAGCTTCCTCAAAACATCCCAAGAACGAATAGTATCGTTTAAGATTTTAAATTTCCTGCTAAATACAATCTTTGACATTAATCTTTGTAAGTGATTTCGGGTGGGTTCATTGATTCCCCTTTTGTTGTGTGGTCAATTTTATCTGCTGGGTAATGGCTTAATAATTTACCAACTTCTTTTAGTGCGCTAATCATGCTAGACCTATCTGTGATCTTTCCCGCCTTTGTTGGAATACCTTCTTCTTCTGAATTATTAACAACCCAAATGAATTTATTTACAAGTTCTTCATAGCTCATTAATGACTTTTCAGACTGTTCTTTTTGCTTAGATTTTACGTACTCAGATACCTTAGCAGTGCTTAGCAGCCTTGATGCGTTAACCATCGCCGTCTCATCCTTCTTTACATTAGTGTAAACTGACAAATAGGCACGTGTTCCATTCATACCATTTGCAAGGTATTCATCACAAAACTTTTGATGCCTGTTTGTTAATTTATTTTTCATCTTTCTTTTTTTTATAAGGAACAGTATAATTAGATTTATACCCTTCGCTATTAAGTTTAAATAAAATAACTCCAGCTTGATGACTTTGTTCGCAATCAGTGAAAGTGATTTTAGTTAGTCTGTTTTTGTAATCTTCTTTAGATTCATTTTCATTTTGATCAAGAATATTGTTGTTTGGTTTTCTCCACGCTAATCTTAACCTCTCAAATCTTTTCATAACTTTATTTTTTATCATTTAATTTTTTATAAGAAACCAATTTATTCAAAGACTTCCTTCTGTTGTTACATCCACAATTTTTAGGTACTAATTTCTTAATCCCTGTTTTAATAGTGAAATTCTCAATTGTGTCTCCTAGTCCTTCAGCCATAAACCTATGAATTTAAAATACTTAATACTTCTTTAATCCTATTTGAATACCCAACATCTGAATACTTCATAACAACCTCAGCATCTAGTTCCAAGTCTTTAGAATCCTTTAGATAATAAATAGCATCCTCTAGGCTACACGGACTATTAATAACAATATTACGAATTATGTCACTTCTTTTTTTATCGTAGAATACTTTTTCTAAGGTGTCACGTGTTAATTCTGGTTCTTTTTCCAGAGTATTACCACCTCTTAAAGCGTTAGTTAATCTTTCACTTACTTCTTTAGCTGTAGGTTTAGAATCTTCATATGAAAAGATTAAATCATTCAACTCTTTGAATAAATACTTATCAAAAATATCATCTACTGTTATTTTAGCTGTAGGTCTGGTTTTATAATGCTCTACCAAGTCTTTTTGGAATCTAGAATAGTTGCTTTCCATTCTGTTTGGTTTTCTCCATGCTAATTTTAATCTCTCAAATCTTTTCATAATCTTCTATTTACTTATTAACCACCAACACAATAGTATTGGAAGAACCACTAATATACGAAAATAAAACCCACTTACTCACATAGCTATGACTTAGAAAGTCATCAAATGGTAGTTTCGTATTGATTCCAAATATACAAAGTAAGTTGTCAATTACGTACAAAATATACGTAAACACGATAATAATAACCGCACGACAAAAATTTAAAAACTGTTTGTTAATTTATTTTTCATAATTCTCTCTTTTATTACTAAGGCCAAATAAAAATAATGCTTGGCTTAGGTCTTTTAATCCAATTACAGTTTTTTCAGTTTCTCCTTTTACAGAAATAAGTATTTCACTATTATCTTTACCTATCTCTATAACGCAATCGTTTTGTTTACATTCGTACATCATATTTTTTATTTTAAAAGTTTTATTTTATTATCAGAATATGAAAGGTATTTATTCATAAATTCAATACGGAATTTTTCAATAATCATATTAGATATAATTAAAAACGCTCCCTTAATTGCTTCTTTTACTATCCTTTTTTCATTGGACTCTATCCACTCGTTAAATGTTCTTTTTTTCATGATATATATTTAAGGATTAATCTGTGATATGTAACTATCAACTCTGTCCTCGGCTTGTTTATCAGTGCAGCTATTCATTTTCAATTCGTATCTAATCAACTGCTCTCTTTGCTCTGTTTTAGCATGCCCGATCATTAATTGTATAATACAATCAGTTGGTAGTTGGTTTTGTCCGTAGCCCTCCCTATATTCTTTAATATTTTCTTTTGCTCGTTCTATTTCTTTTTTCATAATCTTCTATTTACTTATTAACCACCAACACAATATTATTGGAAGAACCACTAATATACGAAAATAAAACCACTTACTCACATAGCTATGACTTAGGAAGTCATCGAATGGTAGTTTCGTATTAACTCCAAAGATAGATAGTAGATTATCTATTACGTACAGAATATAAGTCACTAAGACAATAATAGCCGCACGACAAAATATAAAAAACTGTTTTATTTTATTTACTTTCATGATTTCTTTTATTTCTTTTATTATTTTCCATCTTCCAATGATCACCTGTTGACCATCCTAAGCTCCTATCAATATCCTTCAATTTAGCATCGAGAATTGTTATTTCTTCTTTTAATTTACGAAATTGTCTTTTCTTATTGATTAAGTCGTCTGCTAATTCTTTATATTCATTCATGATTTATTTTCAATTAGAGTGTAAATTCCTAGTATTATAAATGATGAACAAAAATTAACAATGAACTTTTTAAATATTTCCATCTGGGTAAAACTTGGGTTAAATATCCAATAAACTACTGGAATTAATGTTAGTACTGCAATTAATATTGTTGTTATAGATTGTAACTTTTTTAATCTTTGTTCAGTCATTTTTTTATTTATTGATGCCAACGCTCAAAACGAACGCTAACAAGGTTTAAAATTCATTAAAACGAAATTTTACACAGGTCGTTAAGCTTCATTAAAACGAAAGCATAACAAAGGCTAAAAATAATTAACCCTTGTTTTGCCAACGCACTACTGCTAATCTGTGAAGTTCGCTTTTACAGCATACATACAGGCAGTTTCAATTTCAGTTTGTGCAATAGAAATCAATCTTTGCTTTTCTCCACTTACTTTTTCTGCTTGAGTTCCTACTGGCCGCATTGATTGTAGTAAGTCAATTAATTCAGCTGACTTGTTTTTAATTTTGTCTACTGTGTCATTCTTTGCAGGATTGAAATCTGCTTTCACTCTCTGTTGTCCTAATGTTGACATATTTATTTAATTTAATTTCGTACGATAATTTGAAATCCCCACCGCACACAAGGGTTAACTATCTTTAGCCTAACCGTCATTGTACACAATACTAAATGTATCGTACTTCAAGATCTTTTTTACCTTCTAATGCGTTTTCTGCATACTTCTCGGCTTGTCTTACCATTCTATCGTGGCAAGTTTCACCATCCTTTCGTTTATTTCTACTATCATGAATATTAGCAGTTATTCTCAAAGCCTCTTTTATTGCTTCTAATTGAAATTTGTAAATCGTTATTTCTTCCATTCTATTAATTTTTAAAATGAGTAGTTCTAAATCCGCCACTACTCATAGCGGATGCCTTTGTGAAAAAAGGCTCAAAAGACTTTCATCTCCACTGGGTGACACCCCAATGCTCGCCTTTAATCTTATGAATGTCTTTCACGAAGGTCTTGAAACATGCCCTTATCCTCAATGCTCTCAGTCGTAACCGAGTCATAAATTGATATTACCATATAGAATGCAGCCATGACCATTGGAGTAATTAGAAATATAGTTATATTCCACATCCACAGCATGAAGACAACACCAGCTACAGTAATAGTTGAAAATGCGATCCAATATTTTATCATTCTTTTCTTGTGCTTTTCGAGTATTTTATGTGTATCTTTTTCCATTATTTCAATGTTTTAAGTTCTTAATTTTAGCTTATTTTAAAGGTTAATCCACTTGGTTTGTGGGTAATCGTTACGTCACAGTTCAACTCCTCACACGTTCTTTTAACCGTATTAAATTTAATAGTGCCTTTACGCATGCCATCAAAGTAATGTGGCGGATTAGGTCTTCCAACCTTAGCAGACATTTCTTTTTGTGTTTTGACGCTCTCAAGCGCCATTACTTTCTTAACTGTTTTTTCTAAATTACTCATTTGTTTTTTGTTTAAAAGGGGAGTTTTTACGCTCCCCGTGTTGATTTTAAAAAGGGAGATCATTATCTTCATCTACTCCTGGCGCAAATTCCTGCTTAGTTCCTGGTGCTTGTTCGTTATTCAATACTTTGATTCTCTGAGCATCTAAAGAATTGAAATATTTATCTTCACCTTGAGGATTTGTCCACATTCTACCATTTACGAAGAAACTAACTTCAATTTCATCATCATTTTTTACTACATCCAATAAATCAACTCTCTCTTGTGTTAATTGAAATTGAATGTCCTGGGGATAATTTCCAGAACCATCTGTAATTACAAATTCTCTTTTTTTGAATTTATCCGTAATTTGCTCGGTATTCTTTTTTACCTTAATTTTTCCTGTGATTTTAAACATAAATTAATTGTTTTTAAAATTGTTGATTATTACTCATTGTTTTCATAAAATTGTCACGAATTACAACAGCTTCTTTTATTCGCTCTTCAATTAAAGCGATCATAGTTTCGTCTCTTTTAACGACTATTTCATGCCAATACTCTTTTCCCTCATGTACTAAGTAATTAAAGAAATATGCTTTGTCTGCACCAGTTGACATCATTTCAAGTTGCATCTGAGCCATGTATTTTTTATCAATTTGATTAGTAGCTAATACTCTAAAGAATGTATTTGCTTTAGGACATTTAATTTCTAAAACTCCATTGTCCGAAGTTATACCGTCTGGAGATGCACCTCCATTTTTACCGAAATTATAAAATGTACATTCTCGAACTGTTATAAATTCAGATTCTTTTAACTCTTTGAACTTTGCAAATGCTAAAGGTTCTAAATCAATTCCTCGCTGCATGTCGTAGCTTAGAAAACTATCTTCTAATCTTCCGTATAGTTTCTCAATAGCCTGCTCAAATGCATAGGTTTCTCCAGTCTTACCAAGTCCTTTAGTGCCTAATAAATTAGCAATCTTTGATCCTGTGAACTTTCCCTTACGGTTTTCAAACCATTCATCAGTGCCTTGTTTATGCGTTGTCTCTTGTGTAGTTTTCATAATCTTTTTTGATTTCATCAGTTAATAAATATACTTTCTCAATAGCTTCAATTGTTGCTTTTGCTTTGTGCGCTTTTTCAAAATTATCTTCTGTAAAATTAGGTTTTATTTTTTCTGTTTTAGGTTGCAAAGGTTTAATTCTAATTCCTTCGGTGATTGCACCCATCATTTTAACATTTCGATCAACAAATAACTCAATTTTAAGTCCTGCCCAATTTTCAATTACATGAGCTTCTTTGCCCTTGTGTCCGTTGTTCTTTGCAAAACCAGCTAATATTTTACTATTAGTTGAATTTAATTTCAAAGCCTTAACATCCTCCATGAAGTAGCAGAATATACCATCTATTTTAGTTCCTGACACATCCACTTGAGTTTCATACTTACACTCCTTAATATTAAATATAAGTGTTTTTCCAGAGGTCTCAATTGCATCTAAATCCGCAGATGCTAAATGAGTAGATTTTCTATACTGTCTCCAGTCTGTTTTTGTTTCTTCCATAATTCCTATTTATTTTGATTGTTAAATAATTCCACAACTTTCTCACACTCTTCTCTACACTGAAAAGTTGCAACTAACTCGCCTTTTTCGTTTGCGATTATCCATCCTTCATTCCTATAAGGTGGCACCGCATACCATTTATCATTTTTCATAACTATTTATTTTATTTTATTGATTTCATTTTGTGCGTTTTTCTTACTACCAATGACCCACATTACCCAATTTCCATTGCAGAAAACATCATGGCCATTGTCTTTTTTTAAGATTGTGTATTTCATAACTGATCAAATAATGCTAACAAATCCTCTTCATCAGCTTGGTTAATAAATTCAGAAGTGCTAGAGTAGCTTTCTGTTGTGTGCTTCTCTTCCATTAGGCCAAGAGCCAAATTGATGACTGATGCGTTTTCATTTCTAAGAATTAAATCTCTTAGTTGTTCAATTGTGATGTTTATTTCTATCATGATTATTTATTTTCTACAAATATAATTATAATATATAGACTATAATGTATTTTTTAGTTTTATTTTTGAATTAAATGTAATTAATCTA